CATTCTGCATGGAGTCCACCAACGCCTTTTCTTATTAATTTAATTCAATACATCTATGATGAAGTAGGTGGAAACCCTAGTGCTAAAATGACTTATGAAGATGAGTTCAGAAACTTCATTGGAGTAGCTGAAGTATGGGTTGATGGCGCAGATGATGTCGATTGGGATTACTATGAAGTAGACGGTGCTGAACTCAATGAAACTATGGAAGATTGGAGTGGCTGGGATACATCAGATGAAAACTTTGAATGGTGGGAACTACAAAAAGCTAAGAATGGTGAAGAATACGAGCCACAAGAAGTAATAGATGAAATGGTATATGGCTTCTTTGAAGATAAAGAAGTAAAGGTGCGACATGACTGAGTATAGCGATATGATAGAGAAAAAGAGAAAAGAGCTACTCGCTGAAGAGTGGGCTAGAGGAATAAGAAGTTCTCATATCCATAAATTAAGTAGTATGTGGTATGATAATAGACCTCAAGATACTAAAAATCATTCAGTTATGGACATAATGTATAATGATTTAAGTATTGAAAGAAGATTACACAATGGAGCGATAGTATTCTTCAATGAAGATAAACTAACAGGAGAAGCTCTGATAGATGAATGGGAGAAAGCTACACACAACATGTGTGTTTGTGGAACTGTAAATTGTCGAACAGAGTATTCCTGCACAACACACGGATTTTAGTATGAAAATGAACAATATGATTATAGAAATGGACTATGAAAACTATATTGATGATGGATTATCACACAATCAGGCTATACATAAGATAGCAAAAGAATGGGAAATGTCTCAAGAAGAAGTCAGCAATATAATTCAACCATTTCTTAAGAAAATGAACGATATAGACCACACAGGAGATTTAGGAGACATAATATGAGTGTAAACTACACGGAAGAACAGGTAGAACTTATGATAGAGGCTTATAAATCTAATCCTAGTAGAGAAACAGTAGAAAATCTAGCTGAGGATTTGGATAAGAGTATAAAATCTATAATAGGAAAGCTCAGTAGAGAGGGCGTCTACAAAAAGACTGTCTACAAAACGAAAACAGGCGAAGACCCTGAAACTAAAAAACAAATAGTTCAAGACTTAGCTGAAAAATTAGATATAAATTATGAAGCAGTAGCGGGGTTGGAGAAAGCTCCGAAGACTGCGCTAAAGATATTAAGAGAGGCAATATGAGTGCATGGGCAAATAGAATAGTAGAACTGCTAGACAAGACTAGCAAAACAAGAGAAGTAATTGCAGAACGAGGGGCATACTTCTATGTAGAAAAAGAGCCTCGTATTCACCCAGAACTAGGTATGATAGTTACATTGTATGATGAAGATGGGTATAGATTTAGCACGAGTGTAAAGAACATTCGTGTTCCACAACTGACGGACTGAGCGGGGTTGCTAGACCTCGTTCAAGTCTAGTATCTTTTCTATAACTAGGGGAAAATTTGTATTATGGCGTATTAATTTGCGTATGATTTTAAATGGTATTTGTAATTCATAAGACAAAAATATCGAACGAATTGGGCGCAATTGTAGTAAATTGGTTTTTAGTGTTGAAATTATGAAAAAGCTTAGGTGAATCTCTTTGCTTTTCATGGGTGAAGATATAACAGAATAGTTATATCATTAACTCTCTCGCTAAATAATTTCAATTACAAGGTGGTCTCTTTCACTTACGCTACAGAGCCCTCTTGAAATGTAATTTCATTATAAGCGAGATTCACGAGAAGAATGATTAATTTTATAATTTTCTTAATTATCATAATTTATGTTATTATTATACCACAAGTTTACCAAAAATGCAAGAAGTGTTTTTCTGAGGGGTATGATTTTGTGTTTTGCAGTAGGTCTGCAGAATGATAAAATATTTTATTTTTGGAATTTGAGTAGTAAAAAATCTTTAATTTTTGCGTCCGAACTTCTTCCGATAGTCGTTCCAGTAGGATTGTTCCTTTGCTCGTTCACGTTCCTGTCTTTTTATCGCGCTCTTGAGTTTTCTTCTTCGTTTGGCTGTTGGCTTTTCGTAGTATTCTTTCTCGCGTACTGCATCTTTGATACCAGCAGTTTCACACTTCTTTCGAAAAATTCGTAACGCTTTTTCGAAGCTCATGTTTTTAGTGTTAATACTAGGCATCGATTGAAGTATCTCCTACACGATGAAATGTCCACCCACGCTTTCGTAGGTAGTCTATTTGGGAACGAACGGAAGTTGCAGTTCTGCCTAGTTGCGAAACTATAATACTCATAGGTAGAGAGTTATAGTTCGTTTTTAAATACTGCCGTTCTTTGTCTGTCCATCTTTTACTCATTTATATATTATACTAAATTTGAGAGCAAAAGTCAAGAATTATTTTTAGGTGAGTTGAAAATATTTCTTGACAGAAGGTTGTCATTTTGGTATAATATACAAATGGAAAATTTAATAACAAACATTGATTTCGCCTTTTTGATAATCTTAGGTGGTTGCACTTACTGCGCTTACTTTATGGGTAAGAGAGAAGGAATAGGAGCAACACTAGATTACATGAAGGAGATGGGTAAGATAGATTTCGAAGATTAGAAAAATAATACTTGACATTTATCTTAAAATTTAGTATAATATAGTTATGTAGGTGGAGTGGTTTCACCTACATTTTTTAACGCGTCTATACCGAAAGGGTAGGCAATTAATTACCGAAAGGAATTAGGAGAAATATTATGAGTATTGATTTAAGTAAATTTTGGCTTGGTATGGATATGCCCAGCATGCCGTCTTATACGGACACAGGCTATCCTAGATATAATGTAATCGAATGGAAAGGGAACTATCGAATAGAAGTTGCCGTGCCAGGTTGGAAGAAAGAAGAACTGGAGATAATCGCCGATGGTGAAGAACTCCATATCGCAGGGAAGAAAGAGCATAAACTAAATGATAACGAGCAATTCGTTCATCAGGGGTTAAGTCTTAAATCTTTTGATAGAAGGTTTATTCTCAATCCAGACTTACAAGTAGATAAAGTTAATCTACAAGACGGGTTACTAACGATCGCTCTGTCTAGAACTCCAAATTCCAAGAGGAAAATCTTGGAGATTGAATGAAATATGTGGAATATTTTAGACAGGAAATATGCGATGGAGAGTTATGTGAAGCAGTGATGGCAATATTGCTGTTGAGTTTTGTGAGTAGTGTATTAATTACTTGCATCGGCTCTCTAACATAGACTTGTCGTTTTGTGAGTGCCTCCCTTAAAAGAGGCACTTTTTATTTAGGAAAAAGAAATGAAAGAAAAAATAGACCCTTACCTACTCATAGTAGCTATGGAGGAATGTGGAGAATTAATACAAGCATGTTCCAAAGTTTACCGACATGGTAATAAAAAACAAGATAAAAAAGTATTATCTGAAGAAATAGGAGATGTCCTTGCTATGATTTCTCTTTTAATTGAAGAAGGATATGTAAATCTAGAGATTGCAGAGAAAAAGAAAGTAGCAAGAGAAAAGAAACACAGGAGAGTTAATTGAATACCAGTATGGAGGGACTAGCCCTCATTAAAAAATTTGAAGGCTGTGAATTAGAAGCCTACCAATGTTCAGCAGGAGTCTGGACTATCGGTTATGGACATACAAAAGGTGTTCAGAAAGGAGATGTTTGGAGCCAAAACCACGCAGAGCATATGCTTGAAGTAGAACTAGAAGAATTCGAAGGATACATCAATAAATATGTAACAGTCGCGTTATCACAAAACCAGTTTGATGCCCTAGTATCATGGGTATACAATCTCGGCCCAGCAAACCTAAAATCATCTACAATGCTAAAAGTCTTAAATTCAGGCGAGTACGAAGATGTACCAGCACAAATGAAAAGATGGAATAAAGCAGGAGGAAAAGTATTAGAAGGACTTATCCGTAGACGAGAAGCAGAGGCTTGTCTTTTTCAAGGCAAGGAATGGTTTGAAATTTAAACTATCTTCAGAACTTATAGAGGCAGCAGGTAAACACGCTGCCCAAAGAGGTATGACACTAGAAGAATATATACAGGAATTTTTAGGAATTTTACATGATGAACAAGCTAAAGGAAATGTGGAATTGGATAGTAAATCTATTCAAGACACGCTACAGACTTACAGTAAGTTATAATTCAACATATGGCGACTCAGATGACCAGACTTTTATAGTCAAGAAGTTCTATTACAAACAAGATAAGTATATATCCTTTAAAACAGATGAAGATGAAGTAGTGGAAATACGAGGAGCAGAAGGGCTAAATTATAGGATAGAGGAACTATGAATCAATTTTTTATAGGTTTGACACTAGTATTAGGAGTAGGTTGTTGGTGGCTTTATAGTGAGAATGAAACGCTTAAAGCAAATAACATCAAACTAGAATATGCAGTAGAAGAACAAAAACAAACAATCGAAACAATTAAAGAGCAGTATGAAAAACAAGGCGCTGCTTTAATGAATATGACAAGAGAAAATGCCTTGATAGAACAAGAAAAAGCTGAATACTTAGAAATCTTTTCTAGGCATAACCTAGATGTTCTTGCGCTAAAGAAGCCAGGAATGATAGAACTAAGAATGAAT